GTGGGTTGATGCCAGTTCCAACAGAATAAAAAGAGTTAGTCAATGACTAACATTAATTAAGAAAGCGAGGAAATATGTCAATAGAAGAAGAATTTAAATTAAAACCAATTAAGAAAGCTAGTTACTTTGGTATAGGTAGACAGGCTCTGACAAAGTATAAAGAACAGAAAGCTCAAAAAGTAAAACGTAATACTTATTTAGAAAGAGTAAAAGCTAGAAAAGAAAGAGCAGAGGCTTTTGAAAAAAGAAGGGAAGACGTACTTCTATGGACTTTGAGAGAAGTACAAGAATATTTCAATAAGCATGATGCAAAAATGTCTGTAAGAATGTCAAACATTATTAGTAGCATTGTGGCTAAAAAATATGAAACCAAATAATTTACCTCTTGATTTGATAATGTTTATGCGAGAGTATGGTATACTTGAAGAAATAACTTTACCAGAAAAACAAGGTAGTGATACACTACCTAAATACGAAGTTTGGATACCGAAACACGAAGGAGAGGAGATACCATTTTGAAACCAGAAGCAAAAGTCAAAAAAGTCGTAACAACTGCCCTAAAAACTATGGGTGCATATTATTTCTATCCTGTCACGGGTGGATACGGAGGTAGTGGCGTTCCAGATATAGTAGTATGTTACGAAGGATATTTCATAGCATTAGAATGTAAGGCAGGGAAAAATAAACCAACTGCTTTACAAGAAAAGAATTTAAGAGATATTAGTAAGGCAGGTGGTATGGCTTTGGTAGTTAACGAGAGTAATATGCACAATATTGTAGATATAATTATAGGTTATGTTGCAGGAAATACTTGCGAAGTTGACCATAGTGATGTTTACAAAATGATGCAATGAGTTGTCTAGTCGGGGGTTTTTTTAGTTTGTCCCCCTCGAAAAGGGTAAGCAATGAGTGCCTTTACATACGAATAACCATTGCAACAAGGGGTAGTTTTTTAGCAGATTGTATTCATATCTGACTCCTTTCAACTATTGACCTTGTCGGAGAAAGTACGATAAACTTAGTCCCCTAGGGGAGCATCTACAAATGCTCATTATCAGCTCTAGGGGCGACTTAAAAGAGGAGAACAAATGAAAAATAGAGATGACATATTACAAGAAGCAATGAGCCTAATCAATGGTGATAGAGCCAAAGATTATGGTGATGCTTATATTAATCATAAAAGGATAGCTGACTTGTGGAGTGTCATCCTTGAGCGAGAGATAACAGTAAAACACGTTATATTATGTATGGTAGCTATGAAAATGGCTAGGCTAATACACTCCGATAAAGAAGATTCGTGGGTGGATATTTGTGGATATGGAGCATTAGGAGGTGAATTTAATGGTAAAGCAAATAACGATATGTCCTAGATGTGGACAAGAAACAAGCATGATTCCAGTACATGGTCATTACCAATGTATTGTTTGTATGAGCATTGTAGATGATTGTTGTAATGGATTAACCTGCCAACAAATGGCACAACCAAAAGAGGAGAAAGAGAATGAAGATACAAGACTTTAAAAATAAATTTGGTGAAGGAACTCAATGGGATTTAGATTGGGGTAAACTTATCATACTTGGTCTTTGCATTTATATAGCTTTTTTTAAAGACTGATGAATTTAATTACACTAGATTTTGAAACTTATTACGACAAACAATATTCTTTGAAGAAGTTAACAACTGAAGAGTATGTACGTAGTCCACACTTTGAAGTAATAGGTTTAGGTATTAAGCTAAACAATCAGGAAACCCAGTGGGCGAGTGGTACACACGAACAAGTTAAGGAGTATCTACTTACGTTTCCCTGGCCATCCAGTGTTCTAAACGCACATAACACTATGTTTGATGGTGCTATTCTTAATTGGGTGTTTGGTATTAAACCGAAATTGTTTGCAGATACATTGTGTATGGCTAGAGGTTTGCATGGAGTGGACAGAAGTGCAAGCCTTGATGCCTTATCTAAAAAGTATGGTATCGGTGTAAAAGGAAAAGAAGTATTAAATACTATAGGTAAACACAGAGAAGATTTCACACCAGAAGAATTATCTAAATTTGGTGATTATTGTATTAATGACGTTGATTTAACTTTTGAGTTGTTCAAACAGATGGGAAAGAACTTTCCTAAGAAGGAACTTAAATTAATAGATACTACCCTACGTATGTTTATAGACCCCGTCTTAGATTTGGATCTCGATCTACTGGAGCAACATCTCATAGAAACACGTCAACGTAAGGAGGCTCTGTTAGAGGGCCCTCAAGTAAGTCGTGATGACCTCCTAAGTAACTTAAAGTTTGCAGAACTATTAAGAAAGATAGGGGTAGAACCTCCAACCAAGATAAGTCCTACAACTGGGAAAGAAACTTTAGCATTAGCAAAAGCAGATGAAGAATTTAAAAAACTATGTCAGCACCCCGATGAAAAAGTGAGAGCATTAGTTAATGCAAGACTTGGAGTTAAAAGCACATTAGAAGAAACTAGAACTCAAAGATTTATAGACATAAGTAAGCGTGGTTTATTACCTGTACCTATAAGATACTACTCTGCTCATACAGGCAGATGGGGTGGAGATGATAAGATAAATTTACAAAATCTACCTAGTCGTGGAGCAGATGGTAAAAAACTAAAACGTAGTATTGTTGCCCCCAAAGGTCATATGCTTATAGATGCTGATTCTGCACAGATAGAAGCTAGGGTGTTGGCATGGCTTGCACAACAAGACGACTTAACAGAAGCATTCAGAAATGGTGATGATGTTTACAAGAAAATGGCATCAGCTATTTATGGTGTGGAAGAAGATGAGGTAACTAAAGACCAAAGATTTGTTGGGAAGACTACCATACTTGGAGCAGGGTATGGTATGGGTGCAGTCAAGTTTCAGAACCAACTAAAAACATTTGGTTTTGATATGGATATTGATGAAGCAAGACGTGTAATACAGATCTACAGGAGTACGAACTGGAAGATTAACAAGTTATGGCGTTCTGCACAACACTACCTGCAGTCTGCTGTCAACAAAGAAGATGAATCTTTTGGATTACATGGTGTTTTACAAGTGCGAGGTGGTAGAATAAAATTACCCTCTGGTTTGTATATTGCATATGATGGGTTGAAAGCTACAAAAACAGATATAGGTTTTGATTATACCTATAGAACACGTAATGGTGAGACACGTATATATGGTGGTAAAATAATAGAAAATGTATGCCAAGCGATAGCACGTTGCATTATTGGTGAACAAATGCTAAGAATAGCAGAGAGGTACAGAGTTGTTTTAACCGTTCACGATAGCATTTTATGTTGTGTAAAAGAAGAAGAAACAGAAGAAGCACAACAATTTATTGAAGAATGTATGAGGTGGACACCAATATGGGCAGGAGGACTTCCAGTGAATTGTGAGTCTGGAACAGGAAAATCTTATGGAGATTGCGAGTGAGCATAACTCCTTGGTCTTTTAGTAGGCTTAAATCTTTTGAGCAGTGTCCTAAACAGTTTTACCATGTGAAAGTGTTAAAGGATTATACTGAAAAAGAAACAGAAGCCATGCGTTATGGTACACAAGCTCATCTTGTTGCTGAAGAGTACATACGTGATGGGAAACCAGTTCCTCCTAAATTTTCTTATATGCAAAAAGTTCTCAAGGCACTCAACAACAAACGTGGTAACAAGTTTACAGAGATGCGTATGGGTTTAACGGAGGACTTAAAGCCGTGTAAGTTTGAAGATAAGTATGCTTGGTGGAGAGGTATAGTAGACTTGGTAATCATAAGAGATGATAAAGCATGGATAATAGATTACAAAACAGGTAAGAATGTTCAAACTGCTGATAAAGGGCAATTAGAACTTATGGCTTTATCCGTATTTGCTCACTTTCCAGATGTAGATAAAATTCATGCAGGGTTGTTGTTCACTGTAAAGAAAAAATTTATAAAGGAGAGTTACAATAGAGAACAAATTAGTGTATTATGGGAACAATGGAGAGGTAGGCACGATAGAATGAAAGTAGCAGTGAATACGGGTGTTTGGAATCCTCACCCAAGTGGTCTTTGTTACAGACATTGCGTTGTATCGGAGTGTATATACAACGGGGCAAATAGGTGATGTTAGTAGATTTAGAAGAACAAGAAGTAAAATTAATTATACAAGCTATTAACTATTATATAGATAGTGAACTTTACTTACAAAATACGAAAGAGTATCAAGATTTGAATGAAGCACAGTTAAAATTATATGATGCCGTGCAAAGACATAAAAAGAGGTAGCCAATGCCATATACAAAATCACCAAGACCTTACAAGCATGAGTATAAAAAGCAAAAAGCAAGAGGTGAACATACAAATAGAATGGAACGCCAGAGGGCAAGACGTGCTTATGATAAAAAAGGTATAAGTAGAAAAGGTAAAGACGTATCTCATAATAAAGCGTTAAGTAAAGGTGGATCAAATAAGCAAGGAACGAGGTTGGAAAGTCCATCAAAGAATAGAAGTAGGAACTATCAAAAGAAAAAATAAGGGAGGAACAGTGTGGAGATAATAGACAACAAAAGTTTGTTGTTACGATTACGTGACCCCAAACGAGTTACTAAATACATTTCAAGTAGCAAGGAGCTTTCAGATAACAAAGTCATGGTTGACTGGGGTTTGAAAGAAAGCCACATATTAAAAGCATTAAATATTAACGTGCCATCACCTATACACGGGCAGTATTCCTGGCCTGGCAAGACTCCCTTTGAACACCAGAAGAAAACAGCTTCATTCTTAACATTAAATAGAAAAGCTTTTTGTTTTAACGAACAAGGTACGGGAAAAACGGCAAGTGCCATATGGGCATCTGATTATCTTATGAACATAGGATTAGTCAAACGTGTTCTTATAATATGCCCTTTATCTATTATGGATAGTGCATGGAGAGAAGATTTATTTACCTTTGCTCCTCATAGAACTGTATCAATCGCACATGGTACGGCTAAGAAACGCAAAGAAATTATAAAGTCAAGCACAGAATTTACAATTATTAACTATGATGGTATTGCCATTGTAGTAGATGATCTGGTAAAATGTAATTTCGATCTGGTGATAGTGGACGAAGCAACTCATTATAAAAATGCACAGACGACCAGATGGAAAAAACTATATAAAATAATCAAGGAACGAACTTGGTTATGGTTAATGACAGGAACTCCTGCTTCCCAAAGTCCAGTCGATGCTTACGGGTTAGCTAAGTTTGTCAATCCGCAGGGTGTACCTAAGTTCTTTAGTACATTTAAAGAACGAGTTATGTTCAGAGTATCCCAATTTACTTGGAAACCTAGAGAAGATGCGGTGGAAGTAGTGCATAAAGCATTACAACCTGCGATACGGTTTACAAAAGATGAATGTCTTGACCTTCCAGAGATGATCTATGTCAAGAGAAAAGTAGAACTTACCCCCCAACAAAATAAATATTATAAGAAGCTACAAGACCTCATGGTCATGGAAGTGTTAGGTGAAGAGATTACCGCAGTGAACGCAGCTGTACACCTTAACAAGTTACTACAAATATCCGCAGGTGGTGTGTACACAGATGGAGGTGAGGCTATAGGTTTTGATATTGACAATAGGTATAAAGTTCTGCGTGAGGTTATAGATGAGTCAAGCCAAAAAGTATTAGTATTTGTACCTTTTAAACATGCCATACAAATGGTATCACAAGCTCTAAACAAAGATGGAATACATGCAGAGATTATAGATGGTTCAGTGCCTTTAACAAAACGTACTAACATATTTAAACAATTTCAAGACAGCGAAGATCCACAAGTTCTTGTGATACAACCACAAGCAGCAGCACATGGTATCACGTTAACACGCGCTAATACTGTTGTATGGTGGGGCCCCACGAGTAGCCTTGAAACTTATGCTCAAGCCAATGCTCGTATACATAGGAGTGGTCAGACACATAAATGTACAGTCGTGCAACTGCAAGGATCTGATGCAGAGAAACACGTTTACAGACTATTAGATAATAGAATACACATTCACACAAAAATTATAGATTTATACAAAGAAATACTTGACTAATGTATTATATGATACTATATGTTAATTATTCAAAGCGAGGAGGAACTTATGGATATAGCAAAATTAATAAAAGCTTATATAAAAATAAGAGATGAGCGGTCTAGCTTACAAGCAAGTTTCAAAGAAAAAGACTCTACACTTGTAAGACAGCAAGATATAATCAAACAGGCAATCAATGAGTATTCCGATATTAATAACTTAGAAAGTGCTAAAACTGCCGAGGGTATGTTTTATAGGACTGCAAAAACTAAGTATTGGACTGCTGATTGGGAATCTATGTATAAGTTTATTGTTGACAATGCTGTTCCAGAGTTCCTTGATAAACGTCTTAATCAAACACATGTAAGACAGTTTTTGGAAGAAAACCCCGACAAATTACCAGAAGGTTTAAATACTGAAACGGAATATGTCATATCAGTTAGGAAGAATAGATCATGAGTCAAGAACCATACGTACCTATAGAGAGTGTTGCAAAACATTTTTCCGTCTCTATATCTACAATTCGTGCTTGGGTAAGGCAATCGCATATACCCCAAGAAACTTACATAAAAGTTGGTAGTACTTACCGATTTCGTGTAAGCGATGTAGCGGAAGCATTAAAGAGTGTAGACATGCACTCACCAGAAGAGCTTATGGACTCAATAAGTGAGGACATAGAGCAAGAGGAAGCTCAAGAAGAACAACTAGAATTTGATTTTGATAGATAGGAGAATCGAGAATGGCAGAGATGAGTGCAAATTTTAAAGTAAAAAATGTAGAAGCTTTATGGCCTAAAATAAATACTACTTACAGGTTTGATAGTGCCGAAAATAGATCTGTAACCTGTAGTGCTTTTGACGATGGAGCAGAGTATTCCATGCAGTTTAAAATGACTGAAGCACAGGCTAAAGAGTTATACAAAGAAATGGCTAAATCTTTTACGTCTAAGAAAGCAAAAGGCTGGCCAGAAAAATTAAAGATGCCGTTTGCAAAAGACGAAGATGGTATGTACATAGGTAAGGCTAGGTTAAAGGGTGCTTATGGACAAGATGCTACTAGAAAACCATCACAGTATGATGCAAAAGGTAATAAGTTAGATGTAGATTTTCTCCTAACTACTGGAAGTAAGGTTAACGTACTTGTATCTTTTTACCCTTGGTTTATGAGAGGGGAAGCAGGTGTTTCCCTAAGACTTAGGGCAGTACAAGTATTGAAATATATTCCTATGGAAGAACCTTCTCCATTTGAGGAGGAAGATGGTTTCGATTCGTCTGCTGATCTTGATAACGCATTTCAAGAAGAACAGAAAGTCGAAGAACCAAAGAAACTTGTCAAGAAGTCTGATCCTGTAAAACCACCCAACCAACAGACTGATGATGAGTTAAGTGATATTGTTGACAACTGGGATGACTAGGTAAACAATACACTTCACTGTGGCTAGGGGCAATCCTCCTTTTTTAACTAGC